ATCAATCTCGTTGGCACCGATTCCCCAAACTTTCAACCAGACAAGCCAAAGACCTATTCTTACCTAGTAGACCAAGCAGACGTGGATCGTGTTCTAAAGCGCAGCGGAAAAGATTCGGCGGAATACTGGAGTCAGATAATGGGCGTGAGGAAGGTCGGAGTAGACAACTACCGCGTCATCACTCGCGCAATGGCTTTGAAGTATGGCGCATTTGAAAAATGCATCTGGAGTGGAAGTGAAACGACTAAGGTTCTAGGCATTGACGCAGGCTACGGCGGTGACCCATGCGAATGCATTCCCATTGAATTTGGAGAAGATGTAACAGGTCAAACGGTAGTTAAGTTCAATCCAGTGATCACTATCCCAATCATGATCAGTGGTAACGACACAGCAGAGGATCAGATTGCAATTTTCGTTAAGAACCTGTTGCCGCAACTTGGAATTCCACCTGCAAATGTGTTCTTTGAAGCTGGTATGCGTGCATCACTGGCTATCAGCATGGCGCGAATCGTAGGAAACGAGGTTAATGCCGTGAATGCTGGTGGGGCCGCTACCGACCGACCTGTTTGCAACGACATGTTCATATTCGATGAACGCACCAAGACCAGGAGGTTGAAGAAATGTTCGGAACACTACTCGAAGTTTATAACCGAGACATGGTTCCAAGTGCGTCAGGCGGTTGAATCCTATCAGGTGCGAGAGATTCCAGAGGATGTCGTTAATGAGTTCGGAATGCGGGAATGGCACTGGGCCAACGGAAATAGGTATGAATTGGAAACTAAGCAAGAATGTAAGCTGAGGATGGGTTCCAGTCCAAATCGGGCTGACTGCGCTTCCGTAAGTTTAGAAGGCGCGAGGCGATTGGGGTTCATCATAGAGCGAATGAAGGTGGTAGATGTAGACGCTATTCAAAACGACAGTTGGCTTGACAAGATGATAGCGCAAGACAGAAAATCCAGAGACAAGTACACCCTGAAATACTCATGAAAGAAATGCTTCTAACAAAAGGTCAGGTTGCATTGGTTGATGATTCCGATTTTGATTGGCTATCCCAATGGAAATGGTGCTGTGATCATCCTGAGCGTGGACTATCGGAAGCGTACGCCGTCCGAAGGGTGACTGTGGACGGAAAAAGAATACTGCTTTACATGCACCGAGTTATTCTTGGAATTACGAGCGGAGAGGTGGATCATGTTGACAGGAACGGTCTAAACAATCAGAGGTCAAATCTAAGACCGTGCACAAACTCTCAGAACCAAATGAACAAAACCAGCAGAAGGTTTGATCGATATAAGGGAGTTCACTTCAACAGGCAGATTAAAAGGTGGGTGGCATATATCAGTAAAGATCATAAAAGAACCCATCTTGGCTGTTTTGATTATTCAACCGACGCCGCAATAGCATACAACAATGCCGCAAAAGAATTACATGGAGAATTTGCCTATCTAAACCAAATACCAGAATAACAACTCATGAACCGATCAGAATTCCCAAACGGAGGTTGGCAGTTCCGCCAGCCTCAGACGGGTTGGAGCAATCCAATGCCGCTTGCCTTAACATTCGATGCAACTGTTGAAAAGATCATACAGCATCGTCAAAAGAACCCCGCGATCACCGCGAAGCACAAGCTGTCAACGGACTTCGACGCTGTTGCAACTGAATTGGAGGCGTACACGATGCGCCGATTAGGGATCGTAGATAGCCCAAAAATTATGCCCTCGCGGGGACTGTTCAACCGCGTCGGGGGCGTTGCTGTGGCCGTTAAGAACATTGCGATTGGTGCTCAGAATTTGTTGGCATGGTCAGACAGTGGCCGAGTGGTTCCCAAAGAAGTTGCAGAGTCACGCGCCTTAATCTGCACGGCTGGCGCACCAGGAGAGAAGCGTTGCCCGATGAACGGTTCTGGTGATTGGAAGCAGGCATTCACCGCACCAGCAGCGGAGTTGATCAAGAACCAGTTGGCAGCAAAGAACTCGATGAAGCTGTCCACCAAATACGATGCTTCCCTAGGCGTCTGCGAAGCCTGTGCGTGTCCGTTACCGCTGAAGGTCTGGACACCGATTGAATTCGCGCTACGCAAGATGAGCAAGGACACGAAAGAGAAGCTGCCCGAGTGGTGTTGGATGAAGATGGGGGATAAATCGAATGGTTGAAATACATAAAGAACCGAAAGAGTTCGACGGGTGGATGAAAGAACATTGTTTTAAGTGCGGAATGCCGACGCAGTATTGGGCAACTCCACACGTTCCATGCTGTCCTTATTGTGCTCTAGCCGTATCTCTGGAGGAGGTTCAAAAACACGAAAACAAAGTGATGAGTAGCGGGATGAAGATTGGAGAGAAGAAATGAGCATTCAATCGCTTGCTTCTGATATTGCGGCACGAGTTCCAGAAATGGCTAAAGATTGCACGATAAACAACGCGATTCTTATTCAGGATTTGATTGAGAAGGAATTGCTAGATCAAAGCCACAGAGACAAGATGGATCAATGGATTCAAATGGAGAATCACCCACAAATGAAACTTGCGGTTGAAGAAAAATTCAAAAGTTTAGCAGAGCATTGGATGCAATGATCCCCACTCAACAATGCTGGATGCTGGACGACTCTGAATGAAACCTTATTACGACGATGGACGCGGGATAGTGATTTACCACGGCGATTGCCGCGAAATCCTACCGACGCTGCCAAAGGTGGATCTTGTGCTTACGGATGTTACCTACGGACAGGTCAACCGTGATACAAACGGGCTTAGGAATTTGGATAAAGGCGATGCTGACGCGCCAACCATGGGCAACGGAGAGATGATAACCCTAATCTCAGAAAATGCACTTGGTTCAGTTTACGTGTGGTGCAGCACTGAGCAAGTATCAGTGTTTAGGTCGCACCTTGAAACTTATGGATTCTCAACGCGGCTATGTATTTGGAGCAAGACCAATCCAAGCCCGATGAATGGACAGCACCTATGGCTTAGTTCTGTAGAATGCTGCGTTTTCGGGAAGCTATCTAAGGCTGTATTTAATGAATTTTGCAAAAGCCCCGTGTTCATAGGACCGACAGCGGAACAGAATGGGCATCCTACACCTAAACCCGAGTGGTTGTTTAAGCGACTCATCTACGCAAGCAGCAACAAGGGAAACACCATCCTTGATCCATTCATGGGCAGCGGAACAACGCTAAGGGCAGCGAAAGACCTTGGGCGCAAAGCAATCGGGATCGAAATCGAAGAACGCTATTGCGAAATAGCCGCACGGAGACTAAGCCAAGAAGTGCTTCAATTGGCATGACTCCAAACGATAAATGTTGGATGTTAGACGATCAGATTCTCCCCGAGGATCGCCCACACATCCCCGTAACGCTCATTGCGATTGACACGGGTCCGAAGGCTCACCTGACGGAACGGGCGTTGATTGAATGCGAGAAAGTAGCGACTTATGATGCGATTAAATTCCTGACTCACGATGAAAGTCTCAAGTTTGCGAACAAGATTCAAAAGTTCGACGGGTTGGAAGGATACAGCAATTTCTGTATTCGTGAGCTTCACAAGTATGTCGATAGCTCACACTGTTTACTGGTCCAGTGGGACGGGTACGTTCTTAACCCGAAGTCGTGGTTACCGCAGTTCCTTGAGTTTGATTATATTGGAGCACCCTGGAATGGAAATATCGTGGGTAACGGAGGCTTCTCACTTCGGAGCAAGAAACTCCTGAAAGCTGCCGCACGTTTTACAGATGCCGCGCACCCTGAAGATAATTTCATTTGCCGCAAACACAGGGCGGAACTCGAACGAGATGGGATAAAGTTCGCACCCGCAATGCTGGCAAAGCAGTTTTCCATCGAGGCTGCGTCGTATCACTTCGAAGCGAACACCTGGACGAGTGACGGTAGAGGATGGAATGGGCAGTTTGGCTTCCATTCCTATCTGACTCCCCTCAATGGACTGAAGAACAGACCGTTGGTTTTTCATCATAGTGGAGATGCAGGGGACATAATCTACGGTCTAGCGGCGGTGAAGGCAATGGGTGGTGGAACAATGTTCATAAGTCCCGATTGCCGTTACCCTTACCCTCGCGTACCAAACATGACCCGTGGGATGGGAAACGAGATGATCGACAAGTTGGCACCGTTAATCCGTCATCAGGAATATGTTTGGGATTGTCGGTTTACAAGTTCAATGCCTGCATCGACGGATGTTGATTTTAATGCGTTCCGAGACTTCTACCGAACGCATCGACCGGAGAACTTCTTTTCCTTGTTCCGATTGCAACTTTTAGCGTGCGGTGTGGACTACCCAGAAGATCAGGCTTGGCTGACATGTGATTCGTCAGTCACGATTCCTGGCAAACCAATAATCGTTAACCGCACCGCACGCTTTCATAATGACAAGTTCCCGTGGGCATCGGCAATCGCTCAGAATGGGCACCGCATGGCGTTTGTGGGTCTGGATCATGAGTATGTCGAGTTCTGCAAGTTGCAGCCCGCGGTGAAGGTTCCATGGCACAAGACGGCCAATTTCCTTGAGCTGGCGAGAGTCATAAACGGATCCAAAGTGTTCATCGGGAATCAGAGTAGTGCATTGGCTATCGCGTTAGGTCTTGGAAAGAACGTGATCGTGGAGGAATGGTCACCGGGAAATCCAAACTGCCGATTTAAGCGCAAGAATCAGATCAATGTCAAAAACGGTCATTTCTCTATCCCGACCAACTGGCTTGAATAGGCTGAAGCTAAAAAACGTAACCTTGTGGGCCATATCGTGGGGAAACGATGAAGATCTCAACTGGCGCACGGTTCGAGTGCTGAACTACTGCGACAGCATCATAGAGTTCGGTAGAGTGGTCTATTTCAATGCGTGCAAGAAACGAATATGCGATTTTCCGTTCGAGATTATCAAGATACCTCACCTGGATTTCCAAAGGTTCAACGTGTTCGTGAATCGAGAAGTTCCAAAATACATCACGGGACCGTTTGCCATGTCGGTGCATGAAGATGGGTTTCCGATTGATGTTAAGAAATGGCGACCGGAGTTCTTGCACTACGATTACATCGGTGCGCCGTGGCATGACGGAGTAGTGGGAAATGGCGGATTCAATATTGAGTCTCAGAAATTGATGCAGACAAAGCGTGGGTTAAAGGTTATGCCCAATGAATCAGAAGCAGCATCCGATACCTACATCTGTCGAGACA